CCAACTCCTCACCGACACCGCCGAAACCGCGGCGAACATAGAACTCCAGGCGCTCGCCGGCGGCAAGGCCGACAGCGGCATCGCCGCGATGGCCTCCGGACTGAGAACGAACTGCACTTCATGTCTGGTGCTGGTCAACGGCCTGATGCAGGAAGGAGCGCGTTGTGAGTGAGTTCGATGACTCGAAGCGCATCGCTTTGGAACGCCAGGGCTGGCATTGCCTGCGCTGCGGGGCGAACATCCACGATCCGTCACGATGGCCCGGACGAAGCGGCCATCACCGTCAACTGCGCCGCGCGGCGGATCCGGATGTGAGGCACAGCCCAGTCAACATCATCGAGCTGTGCGGCTCGGGGACGACCGGCTGCCATGGGTGGGTCCACCAGCATGTGGCCGAGGCCGAACGGCTTGGACTGATCGTCCCGCTCGGCATAGATCCTCTCTCCACCCCAGTGCGCGACTGGCAGGGGAGATGGCTCTGGCTCAACCAGGACGGCACGGCCACGCCATTGACCATGCGCGAAACATTGACAATTCAAACGGAAGGAATGACAAATGCACGAGAATAACGGCAAACCGGAGGCGCTGCTGTGGATCGACTTTGAGACCACAGGCGTGGACAGGCGCAAAAGCCTGCCATTGGAGATCGGTATGGAATGTACCGACATGCTGGGCGAACAAAAGTTCGGATCATTGTCCCGCATCATCCGCCCGGACAGACTCGACATCCTGTCCATGAGCCCCGTCGCCTTCTCCATGCACACCGACAACGGCCTGCTGTTCGAACTCATGGGAGGCTCCGTGCGCAATGACGGCATGGTCGTCGTGGCCAACGCCGTGGAGGAATTCCTTGACTCGCTCTCCCAGCGTTTCTCCCTCGTCCCCGCGGGGACCAACGTGGACTTCGACCTTGACTTCCTCCGCCGACTCAACCTCAACCCTGACGCGTGGCTCACCTACCGCAAATACGACATGGCCACCATCCGCCGACTCGTCACCGTGCTCGGTGCCCCGGATCCATACCAGGGCGACAGCGGCCCGCACCGGGTGAAATCCTGCATCGCACGCGACATCAAAGACTACAAGGCCATGCTCGAGACACTCGCCGTCAAGACGGGAGACCACAAGTGAGAAAGACCATCAGCCACCTCGCCGACCGGCTCGGAGACGCCATGGCCACGCTGTTCACCCTCCTCGCGCTTCTGCTCATCCCGCACGCCGTCATCAGGGCGATCATCGGACAGGCGCTCCACCAGTGGACACCAATCACGTGGCTCGCCATCCACACCGCACTGACCATCGCGGCGCTCGCCGCCAGCCTCGCCGGCTACGCGCTCGCCGCACTGCTCGCACCACCAAGACCGGAGACCTACCAATGACCGAAGACCAGCAAGACCAGCTCGTCATCAGCCTCGACACGCGATACGCCGTCGCGCACGCCATCTACAACCGATTCCACGCCAACGGCCACCGCAAACACCTCACATGGGAAAACCTCGACGACGACGGCCGCGAACCATGGCGGCTGATAGCCAAGGACGCAATCACCGAGATGCTGGCCAGCCCGGAGATCGGAGGAACGGCATGAGCCACACCGCGATAATCCTCCTGGCGCTCGCCTTCCTGATCGGCTGGATGGGTGGCCGGGAATGAGCGTCATCGTCCCATTGCGCAAGTGGCGGTCGGCCGACCCGGCCATCCTGATCGGCCGCCGCTGCATCGCCCGCACCGACCAGGACGTCGTCATCGACGGCCGACTCGAACTCATCCGCTGGCCGGACGGCACCGCCACCCTCCGATTCCAAGGCATCGGAAACGACATCATCGACCGCGATTATCCGGACGACAGCCTCTGCCCCAATCATCTTCATCTCTCATGCCGCGAATGCCGCAAGTGGGACGTCGGACCGCTGCATCGGCTCGAATACGAGGGATGGCAGATCAACTCCATCGACCACAGTGACAGCCTCTGTCCCGAATGCGCCAAAACCAAGAAGGAAACAAAATGAGAAACAGCGACGCAAACATCGCCATCGACGTGCTCAACAAACTCATCGCCCAGGAGCTCGAGGCCGCGAGCGCCGGAATGCGTTTTGGCGATCGACCCCTTGAGGAACGCGCGTCGATTCGATACCATGCCTACCTCACCGCCAAGGATGAGATCAGAAAGGCGCTCGCCGATGCCGTGGAGGAAAGGGATGCGGAGAATCCGTTCCTGCCGCAGCGTGACGAGTTGGTCACGATGGACATACACACCTGCGATTTGTGCGGCCGGTGGTGCTCGAGTCCTGTCTATTCCGTGGGCCTCATCTATGGCGGTCAGGCGAAGACAGTCACCGAGGTGTGCGCCGACTGCATGCGACGGCTGAAGTTCCAGCCGGTGAGGACCATCCCGCTGGACATTTACCGGCTTTTTGAGAAGTGGTTGGACGAGCAGAAGGAGACGGAGCGGTGAGTAGGAAATTTAAGGTAGTGCCGGTTATGTACGCGGCAAGCGGAGACGTGTACACGCTGAAGCTGCAGAATACGGAAGCGCTCGCCGGTCTGCTTTCCGACGGATGGAGCGTGATGCGCACCGACGTGTTGCCGGGACTCGGCGGCAAAGGCGAGTACGAGGTGAAGCCGAACATATGCTATGAGCCATCATTCCCGCCGACAATCGTCTACATCCTCGGCAAGGAGGCGGAATGATGAACAGCATCAGTCGTAACAAACGGCGCTCGCCGCATGCATGCCGGAGCGCGGTCGGGATATTCATCTGCGCGAGCAACGGCATAGGTCCGGCGCAATACGAGGACAGCCTGCGCAGGATAGAGCATTGCGTCATCTGCGGCAGGTGGTGGAAGCTATACGCCGCGTCCTCACATCTGACCATCTGGACCGAACTGCCCGAATGGGCGGTGTGGCTGCTGCGACACAAGACCTGGAAGACCATGCACAATCAAAAGAGGAAGGAAACGAAATGAGTGAGGAAACACTGGAACCGCCGCTCCCGCCTATCGACGCGAGAACCGAAGCCGTCGCCGAACGTCTGTTCGGGCTCAAATGGGCGCTCCGCAAGGACTCCACCGAAATCATCCACGAGGAATGGCGGACCGCATCCGAATGGATCCGCGACGGATACCTGCGCCAAGCCATCGAAGTGCTCGCCGCCGCCGACCAAGCGCAACCCGCGAGCGCCAAGGCCTCCGGCTACAAGGACCGTATGCGTGTCGAGTACCGGGAGTTGACCGTCCGCGCCGGCAGGCTCAGGGACATGCTGCAGCGGTATGCGGATGGCACGCTCGACTTCGAGCCCACATGCCCGATCAGCCTGCTGAGCAGGCAGCTCGACGTCATGGACGAATACGCGCTCATCCTCCGCCGTCGGGCCAACATCGAGCACATCAGCCTCGGCTACCAGCGCATCGACATGGCCGCCAGGGACACCCGATGAGCGACACGTCCGACCGTATCCGCGCCGTCATCCAATGCGTCACAGGCCTGCCAGCCGACCCCACAAACGAACCAACAAAGGAGAACAAGCAATGAGCAACGACATCGACAAAAGCGTAAACCGTCTCAACGCGGCCGAAACCATCCGCCGCCAGGCCATCGCACTGCAGAAACACATCAGCGAAGCGCTCGCCGACCTCCAAACCCTCAGCGGCAGCGAGGACATCCAGATCAGCCACGCGCTCACCATGGCCACCGTCCAAGCATCCAAGGCGCTCAAACAGGCGCACCTGATGCAGGACTCGGCCGACATGCTCGATCAAGCCGACCAGCGAGACGAGGAGAACAACATCAGCCGCATGCTCATCAGCAAGATTGCCCAGCAAGGCGAATAAAAAGAGAGGCCCCGCCAATCCGGACGGAACCTCCAAGAAACCAACCACCATTCTAGCCGGAAAGCGGGAACCATGACCAGTCAATGCCAACAATGCGGCGAACCAGCACAAACCACCCTCTGCAAAACCTGCGCCAAACACATGCGACGACAAATCGCCAGTCTCGCCAAAACCATCCCGGAACTCCGCGCGCTCGCCGAACGCAAGGCTCATATCGGCGAGCGCGGTGGTGGTGTTCGTGGAGGTTCGGTCGGTCTGCCGGTGAGTGTGCATTGGTTGGAGGTGTATGAGGAGGCGGCCCGTTTGATGCTTCGGTTGGCTGGTTGCGTGGATTTGAAGTGGATGCTGCTGCCGGTCGAGGGGTGGCGTCCGGCGTATCGGGCGGTGTGCAGGTCGTGGTCGCGTGTGGTGTGTTCTCCGTTCGCGGGCGAGCTGGCCGATCGGCTGGACAGGATGCTTCGGCGTATCGATAGGTTGTGCACGCCGTCGGATGGGCGCGTGACCGTCGTGCAGTGTCCGGATTGTTCGGCGTCGCTGGCCGTGCCACAAGGCATGCGTGATGGCTGGTGTCCTGAGTGCGGCGAGCGTTTGGACTTGGACATGCTGGTGGCCGGCAGACTGGGGGAGGCTGGGCAGGCGGTTATGACGTGTTCGCCCGCCGAGGCGGCCGACTGGCTGACCGACCGTGCCGGACTGCGCACCACGCGCAAGCAGGTGTCCAACTGGCTGACTCGTGGCAGGCTGTCGAAGGCACGGCGGATCGGCCGTGGCATGTGGGAATTCAATCAAGCCGAGCTGGTCGACACGCGGCTTGCGCAAGAGGGTGAGTCCGCGTAATCTGTAAGAGAACTTGCACCATGCCCGAAGGGTCTGGTGCTTTTCTTTTAACTGATTTTGCCGAGAATTCTCCCGCCTCTTAGCGTTAGCGTAGGCGGGGGAGAATGTCACATGCTTATAATCGTTGCTGTTCGGCGTGGAGCCACTAGCAACCCTTGGAGCCGTTGCACCGAAGGACGTCGACCATGGCGGCGATACCCGTTGTGTCGGTGGCCCATGAATCGGGGGTGGCCAGCTGGGGGACCTTCGCGGGAGACGTACCCCAGACATGCCGGACGCTCCACCCGCCACCAGAGGCTGGAGGTGTCTGCCGTGAGTCTTCGCCGATGCGCCTGGCACAATTGCCCACAGCTTGTCCCGCAAGGGACGCGCTTCTGCAAGGCTCACGCTCACGCCTATGAGCGCGGGCGCGGCACGTCCGGCCAGCGTGGATACGGAGCCGCGCACCGCAGGGAGCGAGCACGGTGGCAGGCGGCCATGGACTCCGGTGTTGTACCAGTCTGTGCGAAATGCAATCAGCCTGTACTTCCATCGCAGGCATGGGACCTCGGCCACACTGACGACCGCAAGGCTTGGACAGGTCCCGAACATCGAAGCTGCAATCGAAGAGACGGACAGCATAAAGCGATCAGCCATCAGGAACGTTGGCATTGACGTCGGCGAGCGCCGTTCGATTCGTTCCGTTCGTCTCGTTCCGTTCGTCTGTTGCCTGAGCTGTTTGAAAGACGTGAATGATGTCGTTGTCGCTTTTCCGTTTGCGTTCGGCGTCGCGTCGGGCGCAAATGGAATGCGCTGAAATGCGTGTGAAACCGGAAATTTTTCTGTTCTGTTCTCGGCGAAGACCCCTAGGGGGTATCCCTCGAGGTGGTTTCCAGACCGCCGGTGAGGGGACTCGCAAGTTCGCGGATAGTTCAAGATTTGACGGGCTGGGCGAGACTGTAATTTTTCCGGTTCGAGGATTGGAGGGCATATGGCGACGCATGGCGGTGCACGTACCCGCTCCGGTCCGATGCCGGATCCGTCCAGCGCACGATCTGACGCGCGTGGTCTTGGCACTGATATTCTTCCGCTTTCGGCTCGCGGCTACCGTTACCGTCCGAAGGCTTTTCCGCTGTCCGAGTGGACGATTTGGGACACTTGGAAGGATGATGACGGTTTCCATAAGGAGCGTGACGAGGAGGCTACGGAGGCGTGGAATCGGCGTGAGCGTGAATTGTGGCGTGACCTGTGGCGTCTGCCGCAGGCAATCGCCTGGCATATGCCTCGTTATGGATACATGTTCACGACGATTGCCCTGTACGTGAGGCAGTTCGTACTGTGCGAGTCCTCTGAAGCTAAGGCCGCTGACCGTGCCACATTGGCCAGATATGCCGACACCATAGGCCTCACACCACAAGGTTTGAGGCTCAACGGCTGGACGATCGTGGACGACGAATGCGAACCGCCGAAGCCTTCGCGGTCTTCGGCGAAGGTGATTCCGTTCAAAAGCGCCAAGACGCGTTATCTGGAGGAGCATGGTGATTAACGAGTCGCGGATGCGGACGATGCGTCAATACAATCTTCCGCTGCTGCAAAAGGTGCGGACGGTTGGCAGATACGGCATGCCAATGCTTGCAAAACAGGACGTCATCCCCCCCCCGACACGTTGATGGGCTTCAATTACGTGACCGGCAAAAAGACAGTCAAGCATTGCGGAATCCATTTCTTCATCGATGACTATCAGTTTCAGAGGGTCTGGAACCAGCCGGACAGATACATCGCACCGCTCAAACGCTTCCAGTGTGTGCTGACACCTGATTTCAGCACGTACATGGACATGCCGGAAGCGATGAAGATCTATAACGTCTTCCGAAGCCGTCTGATCGGAGCATACTGGCAAGCCTGCGGGCTGAAAGTCATCCCAACACTTCAATGGGCGGGCCCGGAGTCATTCCAGTACTGCTTTTCAGGCATTCCAAACAACTCCACAGTCGCGGTAAGCACGGTCGGAGCGAATAACAATCCGACGGCAGAACTTTATTGGCGACTCGGCATGCGATATGCGCTCGACAGGCTCGTACCGGAAAAGATTCTCCTCTACGGAGATGCCATTCCGTTTTTCGACTTCGGTGGCACCGAAGTTATCGCATACAAAAACAGCAATACGGAAAGGATGAAAAAATGGGCGGAAGAGGATCGAGCTCGGGCGCAGGCCGTGGCGGACATGGCGGCGGAGGGGGAGGCTCTGCCACTGACCTCTCATCCGTAAGCGACTCTGATCTCACCAATATGATGCGCGATGCGGGGAAACGCATGGATGCCGCATCGGAAATCATGCAGAGGACCGCACACGGAGCCACGCAATACAACCAGCGCATGCCGGAAAGTGTGTTCCCGGAGGCGACCAAGGCGAACTACGACAAATACCAAGAGGCTTCCAAGGCATTCCGCACCGCCAGAGCACAGCGCGACAGAATCTCCGACGAACAGATCCGCCGCCAACCAACGCAACAAACTGAACACGGCAAAACGTTCGTGAACTCCTTCGGCGAGGCGACGAAGAGGGAAATCACCAACCAGACATACACGAGGGCGCAGAAACGCATATCGCGGGCGGTCTTGAGAAACATGGGACACTGACCGATTCGAGGTGATGGCTGATGCCAGGGACGCCGGAGATGCCGAAGTCGCTTGGTTTTCTGTTCGCTGACTGGATTGCTTGGCATTGCGTGGTCCCCAACGGTTTTGACCTTGGCAAGCCGTTTGAGCTTGTGGGCTGGCAGTTGGACAATGCGATTGATTTTTATCGAGTGAAGCCCGATGCCGTGTATGATCCGGCTCGGCCTCGTCAGGCTGCGGCGTTCAAATGGCGTCGTGGACAGATCGTTGGCGGTCAGAAGCTAGGCAAGTCGCCTTTCGGTGCGGCTGTTGCTGCTTTTGAGGGTGTCGGCCCATGCGTGTTCTGTGGATGGGCCAAAGGCGGTGAGACGTTCCGCTGCTCCGACTGGGGTTGCTCGTGCGGTTTCGAATACGTGTATTCTTCGGGTGAGCCGATGGGCATGCCGCGTCGTACCGCTTTGATTCAGCTGCTCGCCACTTCGGAGGAGCAGACGGCGAACGTCTACCGTCCTTTGCAGTCGATGGTACGCAATGGTCACCTGTCCGATTTGATGAAGGTTCGTGAAGGTTTCATCCGCCTTCCGAACGGCGGACGCATCGACCCTGTGACGGCTTCGGCGCATTCCAAGCTGGGCAATCCGGTGAACTTCGTCCTCGGCGACGAGTCCGGCATCTGGACTAGGCGCAGCGGCATGTTCGAGGTTGGCGACACAGTGATGCGTGGCGCTATGGCCATGGATGGACGCATGTTGGAGTTGACGAATCCATGGGACCCGATGGACGCCAGCTTTGGCCAGATGACCTACGAGAGCACGGCGTCGGACATTATGAAGTTCTTTCCGAAGCATGACCCATCGCTCGATTTCGCGGATCCGGCTGATCGCCGAAAGATTCTTGAATTCGTGTACGCGGGGTCGCCGTGGGTGCCGCTTGACCAGGTGGAGGCCACGGCTTCGGAGCTTATGGCCCGCGATCCCGCCCAGGCACGTCGATTTTACGGTTGTGAGATTGTGCAGGGTCTTGGCAGTTATATGCCGGAGGCGCTTTACGATGCGACGATGGTGGATCGCGAGCCGCCGAAGCCCGGCACCGAGATCTGCCTTGGCTTCGATGGATCCCAGTCCGGTGACTGGACTGCGCTTCGTGCGGAGACGGTTGATGGCTGGCGGTGGACTCCGACCTATGGGCCTTCCAATCGTCCGGCGTATTGGAATCCTGTCGAATGGGAGGGGCGCATCCCGCGAAGCGAGGTCGATGCGTGCGTCTCGGAGATGTTCAATCGTTATGATGTGAAGCGCTTCTACTGTGACCCGCACCCTTGGGAGTCTCAGGTGGAGGCGTGGGGCTACCAGTATGGCGAGGATATCGTGGTTCCGTGGCCGACGAACCGCATCGGACGCATGTTCGACGCGCTCACGCGTTTCATGGAGGATACCGCCGACCACAGCACGACGCATTCCATGGACCGTATGGCCAGATTGCATATGATGGCCGCGCGTAAGGTCGCCAAGCCCGGTGACAAGTACGTGCTCGGCAAGCCGAGCGAGAATCAGAAGATCGACATCACCATGGCCGACATCCTCGCGCACGAGGCGGCGTCCGACATGCGCGCGTTGGGTTGGGGTTCCGATGACAACAAGGTCTTCGTTTTCAGATGATGGAGGTGGATCATGTGGCTTCCCGAGTCGGCTCAGCAGCTGCTTGTGCGGCTTTCCACCCAGATGGAGGCTGGTGCGGCGCATTATCAGAAGCTCGACCGGTATGTTGACGGCAAGCAGCATCTGCGCCAGCTCGGCTTGGCGATCCCGCCCGAGCTGGAACGGTTTACGGTCATTGTGAACTGGCCGCGCGTTGTCGCCGAAAGCCGCGTTGACAGGCTCGATTTGAAAGGCTTCCGTGTGGGCGACAACCTGCAGCTGGCGGATGACGCCTGGCAGTTGTGGCGCTCCTGCGGCATGGACGAGGACCAGTCGAGCTATCTTGACTTCGAGGTGTACGGCAGGTCGTTCAAGGTCGTGGAATTGAACGGTGCCGGGCCATTGATCGAGAACGTGTCGCCGATCGACATCATCGCGCATCGCAATCCGGTCACGGGAAGCATCGATGCGGCCCTACGCCGCTACCGCGATGTCGATTCCGAGGATTACATGAGCGCGGTCGCATGGCGGCTGTATCTTCCCGCCGCGACGTTGACGGTCTCACCATCCTGGCAGGTCATCGCCGTGGAGCGTAATCCGCTTGGCGTGGTGCCTGTGGTGCCCGCATACCGTAATCCGCGCACCACGATCCCATTGCATCGAGCGTGGCCGCGCATTCGCGGCACTTCGGCGTTGGCTGACGTGATCGACCTGACGGATGCGTGTGCGCGTGATTTGACGAACGCGCAGGTCGCGCAGGAGACGCACGCTGTGCCGCAGCGTGGTGTGCTCGGCGCGACGAAGGGCGATTTCGTCGGTGATGACGGCAAGCCGTTGACCACGTGGGAGGCTTATTTCGGGCGCATCTGGGCTTTGAAGAACGCGAACGCGAAGACCTTCGAGTTCTCCAGCAGCAGCATGGAGAACTTCGAGCGTATGGTGAACCTGTACGCCCGCCTTGCCTCCGGCGTCACCGGCCTGCCGCCGAACTACTTCGGATTGGCTGCAGATGATGCTGCTTCCGCCGACGCTATCCGCTCGCGTGAGGCCAAGCTGGTGAAGAGTATCGAACGTGACCAGAGGACGCTTGGCAGTCAGGCCGTCGAAACATGCCGCATCGTCGCTGGATTGGTGTCAGGTCCCGCCGCGATGGCCGCGTTTAATGATGCGGATGCGCTCTGGTATGACGCTGGAACGCCGACGGTCGCGCAGCGTGCGGATGCCGTCACCAAGCTTTACAGCGTCTCCGACACAGCCGGACGGCCGCTCATGCCGCGTGAGATGGCATGGGAGGAATTGGGCTGGGGGCCGGAGAAGATAGCCCGCGCGAAGAAACTGCTCGAAGCCGACGAAACCGCCGATTATGGGTACTTGAAGCCGGAGGTGGACGATGGCTTACGGTCAGACGCTTCCACAGGAGGCTCGGATTCAGGCGAGGGACCTGCGACGCAGGAGCAACCGTCTGGCACGCCGGATGACGGCATTGTGGAGGCATAACGCGTCCGATGATTTCGGCGAATCGTTCGCCCTGTGCATGCCAGAGATGTTCGGTTTGCTGGATGACGCCCAGTTGATGACGGCGAGTGAAGCGCTGGAGTTGACGCCTGAATCTATGGCGTCTCTTGACGGAATGAGCCGCGTGGAATTGCCGGCGCAGTATTCCGCAGACCCTCACCAGTGGGTCGGCGTGAACGGCAACGGCTTCGACACCTTGGATGTCATGTGGGGTGCGGTGACGCGCGGCAAGCAGGTCATCGCCAACGGCGGCACCGTCGATGTGGCATTGCATGTCATCGAGCTTGGATTCGAGGCGCGCATGCGTACATGCCTGGCGGATACTCAGCGTTCGGCCGCCATCGTGGCTGGTCACGCGCGGAGCCCTTACGTTGGCTACGTTCGTGGATTGACGCCGCCGAGCTGCGGCAGGTGCGTCGTGTTGGCCGGGCGGCCTTGCGGCAGCGAGCCGTTCGAACGGCATCCGCGCTGCGATTGCATCGCCGTGCCGACCGCGAAGAAGCCTTCGATTGCAGTGACCAGCGCGAACGACTATCTGGACGGTCTCGATGACCGGCAGCTGGTCAAGGTGCTTGGCAGCCGTGCGAACGCGCGTGCCTGGAAGGACGGCGCGGATCTGAACCAGCTGGTCAACGTCTACCGTCGCAAGGGCAGCGTCAGCACGGCGCAGGTCTACGACAGACGCATCAAATATACGGTGGAGGGTACCACCAAGCGCGGCTTCGCGTCGGGTCGCATGATAAGCGCCGGATATGCGAAGGAATTCGTGAAGAACGGCGGCAGGTACACGAAGGTGGACCGTCCGCGTCTCATGCCCGAAACAATCTATCAGATTTGCGAGAAGACCGGCAAGGATCCTCGCCGAATGCTTTACGACTACGGCTGGATACTCTAGCCGATTGATTTTTCAACCGCTGATCGGGCAATCCTTTCGGCGGTTTTTTCATATCCGAATCCGCAATGGAAGGAATATGCATAATGGCAAAGCCCGAAAACGACGATGAGCTGACTGCGGCTCAGAAGGCATTGGATGCCCTCGTCGGCGGTGGTGATGATTCCGCCGAAGACAAGCAGCCGGAAGACAAGGACGCGAAGCAGGACACGTCGGATGATGCGAACGCTGCTGCGGCTAACGAACCGCCGCAGAAGACGCAGGAACCGCAGCAGGGCGGACAGTCCGACAACGCTCCGGCAAGCCCGGAAGAGGAAGCCGCGCTCGGCGACAAAGGCAAGCGCGCACTCGACCGCATGAAGGACGCGCTGCAGAAATCCAGCCACACGATCGCCGACCTGACCAGCCAGATCGGCCAGCTGAAATCCGAGATCGCAGCATTGAAGATCCAGCAGGCCGCTTCAAGCAGGCTCGCGCACCCGGAACTCGCCCTGAAGCTGCTGGACACGTCCGAACTGGACGCATCCGACCAGAAGGCGGTGGGCGCCGCAATCGACGGATTGCTGAAACAGTATCCGGATCTGGGCGTGCGTCAGGATGACGATAACGGTCTGAACGCATTGTTCGGCTCCGCGCAGCATCCCTCCGACCCCGATAGCCGCACGAAGTCGAACGCCGCTGTCTTCGGCGCGCAGCTCGACGCCTTGGGCTTTTGAGACACAACCATCAAACCTTATTAAGGAGCAATCATGGCCGCAATCGATTTGAATCGCGCCACAACCGGCGTCTATCTGACGCCGGAACAGTCCAATGAGATCTGGACCGACACCTTGAATCAGTCCGCCGTCACCCAGCTTGCGACGAAGGTCGCACTGCCGGGCCGAGGAGCCGCATACGACACACTGACCGACACCGGCGCGGCAACATGGGTGGGCGAGACCGAGGAAATCGCCGTGGACCGCCCGCACATCGGCAACAAGATCATGAAGCCGTTCAAGCTCGCGAAGATCATCCCGGTGTCCAACGAGTTCGTCCGCGACAAGAGCGCATTGTGGAACACCATCAAGACCCGCGCATCCCAGGCGATCGCGCAGGGCATCGATGAGACGTTCCTGACCGGCGTGATCGGTCTGCCGTCCCAGTCCAACGTGGATTCCCTCTCGGACGCCAAGACGGTGAGCATCGGCAAGGGCGGCTACAAGGATTTCGCGAACATCGCCACCACCGTGCTTGAGAACGACGGCGATTTCAACGGCGTGGCGCTCAGCCCCCACGGACTGTCAAAGTTCCTGCAGGCCACCGATGCGAACGGGCGTCCGCTTCTGGTGCCGATGCCGGATTCCACCACTCTCGGCTCCTTCTTCGGCGGCCGTGTCGTGAAGTCCCCGTGGGGCCACGTCGCCGCAGTCACCGCCGACCGCGGCAAGGGGCAGGCCGCGAAGCCGGAAATCTTCGGCGTGGCCGGTGACTGGACTCAGGCCATCTACGGCACCGTCGAGGGCATCAAGATGAAGGTGTCCGACCAGGCCACCATCAACGACAACGGAATGGCCATCAATCTTTGGCAGCGTGACATGATCGGCTTCCTCATCGAAGCCGAGATCGGCTTCGTGGTCAAGGACAAGACCAAGTTCGTCACTATCACCGCCTGATTGGAGGCTTTATCGTGAGCACCGTTTACGCAACACTCGCTTCCGGAAAGAAGCCCGAAGCGCCGTACACGCCGGTCAGCGTGCAGTTCGTCGACGATTCCGGAAACCCGATCACGGTGAACACCGGCACAGTCAGAATCCCGAAGGCTGCCGTGACCACCACCGTGCAGGCCGCCGACGCGGCGAACGCCGCCGGCGAGACTCCGACCGCCGCGGAATTCAACGCGGTGGTGGCCGCCCTGAACGAGACGAAGAAGCAGCTCAACGCGCTCATCGGCTCGCTTCGCGACTGCGGTCTCGCCGCCAGCGAGTAAGGCGGTGATCCGATGACGGCCAGCGTACAGGACGTCGCGAAGCAGCTCTGCAGGGAGATAACCGACCCGATGGAGGTCAACCAGATCTCCTCGTGGATCGAGCTCGCCGAGATCACGATACGCAAGCGTCTGCCGAATCTTGACCTGATCATCGAGACCGGCCGTTTGGAACAGCGCACGGTCGATCTGGTCGAGGCTCTGGCGGTCGCGCGGTATTCGCGCAATCCGGAGGGCACGACTTCCAAAAGCACCAGAATCGACGATTATCAGGAGACGGTAGGCACGACGAACAGCGTGCCGACAATCACGATTCTCGATGACGAGTGGAGGCTGCTGGAACCCTCGGATTATGGCGCTTCCGGCGCGTTCACCATCGCCCCTGCAGGCAGGCGCGGCCTATGCTGACGCCATCCGTGTTGGAGCGTGCGCGCGGGAACGCTGAATCGCTCATGACCGACGAATGCACCGTCACGCGTCCCGGCGAGGCCGTCACCGACCCCGCCACGGGCGTCGTGAAGCCGGCATCCACGCAGGTGTATGCGGGCCGCTGCAAGGTGCAGACCTCCGGCGGCCTCGCATCCGAGAACGTGGAGGGCAGCGCGGCGCAGTCGATGGGAGCCGTCTCATTGGTCTGGTCGCTGTACATCCACTTCCCGTTCGGGACCAGCCTGCGCAACGGCGATCTTGTCACGGTCACGAAGTCGGCGAATCCGGAACTGGTGGGCCGTCGCTATCGCATGATTTCCCCCCAATCGGAGAAGTCGTTGGCGACGGCCTGCCGCTGGAACGTGAAGGAGGACGCATGAGCGTCACAAGCCTGTTCGACGCGTCCGAGCTGACCGCCTTCGCCGACAAGCTGCTCTCCAAAGGAGTCGCCCGCCGCGCGGCCATCACCATGGTCGTGAAGAAAGGTGCGCAGAACGTCAAAAACGACATTCGCGAAGACCTCTCCGGCTCGGGCAACAAGGCATTTCGACGCATCCCCATCACCTACGAGGTGAAGGAAGCGCCGGGACGCATCACAGCCGAGATCGGCCCGTCGAAGGGCGGCGCCGGCAGCCTCGCCAACATCGCGTTCTTCGGAACCGCTAAAGGTGGTGGAACGCACCGGTTCTACGAGCATGGCGAGGAAGAGCTTCCGAAGCTCGCGGAATATGTGGCTCGTGCCGCAGTGGAGGGATTCTAGTGCAGTCGATAATGACCTTGTCGAACACGATTCTCGACCATGTGCCGAAACCGGCTGAAGGTTGGAAGGTGTACCGGCAGACCGCGCCGAAACCGACCGACAAGCCACCGTGGATTATCGAGACCGTCACCACGAACGGCCACATAGTCGGGGAGACGCAACACGTGCATTGCGGCATCGGCACTCTGCTGGTGCGCATTGTGAGCACCACCACCGATTCCGTCAACGTGCTGGCCGATGACCTCATGATTCCAGCCTTGGCCGGCAAACGGTTCGTCGCGCAGGGCTTCGACACCGGCTGTCTGACCCTGTTCTCCGATTCCGGCGCATATGCGGCCGGACTCACCGCAGAGGACACGAGCCTGCTCTATCAGGTGCGCCTATTGACTTTCAAATTCAACTGGTCACGCATGTGACCCAATATTTATAAGGAGGAGTCATGGTTTTGACTCTTGGAACTGAAGTTCCTTCCACACCGGCGGACGGTCTGGTCAACACGATCTGGGTGCCGTCCATCAAAAACATCCAGAAGCCGACCGCTGCGGAGATCGGCGTCGGCACCGACCTGAGCAACTACGTCACCCTTGGCGGCTGGTCGTGCTCGCCGTCGCAGGATTCCATCTCCGACCAGCGCGAGAACAGCGCGCAGGATTATGAAAATCCCGGACGCAAGAAGATCAGCGGTCCAAGCATCGAGGTCATCGACAACACCAACACTTCGCATTCCACGCAGAACATGGCGATGGAGACGTTGACCGAGGGGGCGGAAGGCTACTTCGTGCGACGCTACGGCAAGCCGACCGACAACACCTTCACAGCCGGAGACGTGGTGAACGTCTACTCGGTCCGCATCGGCATGAGCGCCAAGGTGGCGATCGCCGCGAACAGCGTGCTGCGCAGCAAGGTCAATTTCTCCGTTCGCGCTCCCGGTTGGGCCGAGAACGTGAAGGTGGTCTGATTCATTCTTCCCGCATCGGACTTTCGTTCCTTTCGCCGGTGCGGGATACTCTTTTTTCTCTTTTCCGGCAAAGGGACATGAATATTAGAGTGAAGGAACACATATGCTTAAAGTCACCAGGCGTACGCGTGAGGTCGATATTATCCTCAACCAGCAGATCGCCGAGGACATTGCGCGATTGGGCGATACGCTGGCCGAGGAGACCACGCGCGAACAGATTACGGAGGCCGGTACGAACCGGCAGGCGAAGGCCACCGCGCGGCGCATCGAAGAGCTGCGCGAGCAGGCGGATGCGGAGACATTGAAGCTCACGTTGCGAGCACTGCCGGTGAGTAAGTGGGCGCAGGTATTGGCCGCGCACCGCAATGAGAACGGCACGAACGACATGTTCGGCACCGCCGCCGCGGCATTGCCGCTCATGCTTGATTCCGCGACCATCGGCGACAAGCCGGTGGCCGACGAGGACAAGACCGAACAGGCGTTCCGTAATCTGTTCGACGAATTGACCGATGGCCAGTTCACGCCGCTCTGGCAGGCCATCGCCGAACTGAACGGCACCGCAGCGGACCCAAAAGCGGCATTCGACCTCGCCTCGCAGGTTCTCCGCAACTAGTCGAGGACCTACGCATCTGCCGCCAGCTCGGCATCAGCTACAAGCGTTTTCTGGGCTGGATGCCGAGCAGGGGCGATGAGGTCGAATGGGATGAGACGGAGCGTAATTGGATGCGCTCGTTGGCGGAATATGAACGGTCGTTGTGCCCATTGTGTGGCTTGCCGCGCTCGATCTGCCAAGACCCGAAAGCCGAACTCACATTGCATGCCGAGACCAGCGTCTGCTGGGCCACCGCGCACATGCAGCAGGCCATGAAACGGTGGACTGATGCGAATGGCAGGGGCAATCCGGCTGCGAACGCTTTGGTGGCGCATTTGACCTGATTTTTGGAGGATGCTTTGGCCGAGAACAAGAACATCGTCATCCGGTTGATGGCGGACACAGCCTCATATGAGGCGGCGATGACCCGTGCTGGAAGCACTGCGAAAACAGTCGCTTCGGGCATGGAGAACACCGGACGCAAGTCCGCGCTCATCGCCAGCGGCATGACCGCCGCAGGACTGGCCGTGGCCGCGTTCGGCGTGGCCGCAGTCAAGATGGCCGCAGACTTCGACCAGCAGATGGGCACCGTCCAGGCGAACACCGGCGCGACCAGCGCCCAAATGGACCAGCTGCGTGCCGCCGCCATCGAAGCAGGAGCTTCCACGGTTTATTCCGCTTCGGATTCCGCTGATGCGATCAATGATCTCGGCAAGGCCGGCATGAGCGTCACGGATATTCTCACCGGCGGCTTGTCTGGCGCTTTGAATCTGGCCGCTTCGGACGGTATGGCTGTTGGCGATGCGGCTGAATATATGGCCAACGCGTTGAGCATGTTCCACCTGAAGGGGTCTCAGGCTTCTCAGGTGGCCGATACGCTTGCGGCCGGCGCGGGCAAAGCCGTCGGTAACGTGTCCGATTTCGGCGAGGCGTTGAACAACTGCGGCGCCCAGGCAAACAGTTTCGGCATGAACATTCAGGAGACCACCGGCGTGCTCGCCCTGTTCGCGCAGAACGGCACCATCGGCGCCGAGGCCGGCACCCAGCTGAACAGCATGCTCATGAAGCTGGCCGCGCCGTCCACCGAAGCCGCCAATACGATGAAGGAATTGGGGATCAGCGCCTATGATGCTCAAGACCATTTCGTCGGCATGGCGAATTTTGCAGGCCAATTGCAGAAGGCCGAAAAGAACCTGACCGACGAGCAGCGCAACCAGGCGAACGCGATCATCTTCGGCAGCTGTGCCATCAGGGCCGCGAACTACCTGTACGAGGCGGGCGAGTCCGGCGTCAACAAGTGGACGAAGGCCGTGTCCGAAAGCGGCTACGCCGCCGAGCAGGCCGCCGCGAAGAACAACAATCTCAAGGGCGATCTGGAGAATCTGGGCGGTTCGATGGAATCCCTGATGATTTCCGTCGGCGAAGGCGCTCAAGGCCCGTTACGCAAGATGGTGCAGGGCTTGGATACGCTGGTCGACGCGTTCGCCGGATTGCCGTCCGGAGCGCAGCAGACGCTCGTGGTCATGGCATCATTGGCTGGCGTGTTCGGAGCCGTGCACAAGGCCGCAGGCAATCTCAACGGCAGCACCAGTACGATGGCCAACAACATCGGTCTGGCCATCGATCCAATCCAACGCGTCAAAACGGCGCTTGGATCCGCGCAGACCGCATTCCAGATGTTCAGGGCGTCTTCGATGAGCGCTTCCGAGCAGATGGAGGCTTTCGGCACGTCCGCCAGCAAGGCGCAGTTGAAGACCGCTGGTTTCAAGGCTGTCGGCAGCAGTGTCATGAGCCTGCTCGGTGGCCCGTGGGGCATCGCGCTGACGGTGGCCGGCGTGGCGTTATCGGCTTTTGTTTCTCAACAGCAGAAGGCTAAGGCGGCATCCGAGCAGCTGGAAAGCGCTCTGGAGTCCGGTTCGGATGTCGCGTCCGAAATCGCCGGAGCCTATCAGGATATGAGCAGTGGCGGCGTCAAGTTGACCACATGGCTTGACAAAGCGGGTATCAGCCTGACCGACATGACCAGCGCCGCCATGGGCAACGAAGCGGCCTTGAAGCGCGTCAACAAGCAGATCAAGGAAATCGACAAGCCCGGCCCTGGCGCAACTGCGGCATCCGCCATCAAGAAAGCCCTGAAAGAGGAATCAAAGGCCTACGATGATGCTTCCAAGAAGGCCAATGAGAAAAGCAAGGCAGCCAAGAACGCGGTAGATGCTGACGGCAAGTCTGCCGCCGCCGCGAAGGATGCCGCCAGCGCGAACAAGGATCTCGCTGATTCCGCTTCGGACGCGTCTGAGGAAATCGACGACCTCGTGAAGGCCTTGTTCGGCTTGGAGTCCGGCAATCTGACTGCAGATCAGGCGGTTGACCAGCTGAACCAGAAGATCGGCGAACTGTCAGACACCTGCAAGGACAATGGCGTGGTCTTCGACCAGAACGGCAATCTGCTCGACAAATTCTCGGAGAAAGGCACCAAGACCAAGCAGGCTTTGGAGGACATCGCCAGCAGCGCGCAGAACGCCGCTGAAAAAATCCTCAAGCAGGGTGAGAGCACCGGTTTTAGTAGCGGTGAGATCGAACGTGCGAACGGCGTGCTGCAGGACGCGCGTGACGCGATCATCAGGCAGGCCGAAGCTTCGGGTATGAGCGAACAGGCCGCTAACGCCTTGGCAGACCGTTGGGGCCTGAGTTCCGACAGCATCAAGGCTTCCATTGACAACATTAAGAAGACCGCCGACAACAACAAGGCGAAGCTTGACGTCGACGATTCCAAGGCCAAGAAGAAGACCAAGGATTCCGAGACCAACCTCGACAAATTCGGCAAGAAGATAGCGAAGGCCAAGCTCGACGCCGACGACAAGAAGGCCACGGCCAGCGCCAAGAAGGCGCAGAAGATGATGGACGACTTCAATAGGAAGCACGTCAAAGGCACCATCGATGCGACCGACAAGGCATCAAAGAAGGCGAACACCGCCTCCAGGAACATCGGAAAGCTCAACGGCAAGAAAGCCACAGCCAGACTCGACGCGAAGGACAATGCGACTTCCAAGGTCAACGCGGCCAATGCGAAGAAACTCACCAACAAGCGCAACACTCTGACATCAAACGATATCGCGTCGCAGATAGTCGCCCGCGCGAATTCGCGTAAGCTGGCGAACAAGCGCAACACGCTTGATTCGACCGACAAGGCGTCATCGAAGGTCGACGCCGTCAACCGGAAGAAACTGCAAGACAAGAAAAGCACCGCCTCGGTCAACGACCAGGCCACGCCGGTGCTCCGCTCTATCAACGACTTCAAAATCGCCGACAAGTCCTTCACCGTCACCGAGCGCACGAAGAAGGAGGGTGGTTACACCGGCGGCATGTTCACAGACGGCACCTTCCAGCAGTTCGCCGGAGGTGGCATGTTCTCCGGCTACGTGGATCCGGCATGGGCGCCCGGCAATGGTTTGAGCGACAGCGTGTACCTGCTCAACGCGCGTCTCGCAGCGGGCGAGTACACGCACAATGCTGCGGCCACGGCCTATTACGGCGTCGATACCATGCGCTTGCTGAACGAGCGGAAGATTCCACGTGAAGTGTTTGCCACGGCCAATCAGATGACAGGCAATCAGGTCAGCATACAGGTTGATACCGCTTCCGTAGTGGCGGCGATAACCAGCCTGCACAACGATCTTGGCGCGATTATCAGCGCCGCGTCCGATGATTCGATGGCCGGCGATCGTGACTTGGGGAGGTTGATCCGCAGATATGCGCGAGCTTAAATACACGTCGCATGACGGCATGGTCATCGACCTCAACAACGATAGTCTGTGGGTCGCTGATTTGCAGGAAATGCGCGGGTACGCATGGACGTACACGCTGGCCACTCGCGGCATCAAATCGGTGAGCCGGAACGCTTCGACGGCGAAAATGACCGTCCGCACCACGGATCCGTCAAGATTGGACGTGGTGCAGACGGCTTTCGATTCGGACGTGCAGGCGGTTACGCCAGGCACGTTGACGGTAGATGGCGAATGGTTCCAGCGGGCGTATGTCGTCGGCTCATCGCTTGGTCTCGTGCCTTGGCCGGAATACGCGCAAGTCGATTACACAATTGTCCTTTGCGATGGCGTCTGGCGTCGCGCGCTGCCGGTGCAGCATTTCTTCCCGATGACGGCAGGCACCGGTTCGCAGATCGACCTTCCACTGGATCTGCCGACCGATTTGGCTCCGTCGAAAATCGCTTTGACGGTGAATAATCCGACCGGCAAGGCCGCCGAGTTCACCGCGGTCATTTTCGGCCCCTGCGTCAACCCGTCTTTTCAGATCGGCGGCAACACCTACGCGGTTGATGTGACAGTGCCGGAAGGCGGTCATGTGTCGCTGTCGGCCATCGGATTGCGGAAGACGATAACGGTGACAGCCGAAAACGGCGACGTTTCGGATGTTTTCGACAAGGGCGTTCGTGGCAACGGCAGTGGCAGCGGCTCGTATGTTTTCGAGCCGATACCGGCAGGAGATTCACTGCTGACGGTTTCCGGCAATTATGGCATCGATTTGACCCTGTATGACGTTTCTGGAGGTGTGCCATGGCGGACGTTATCATCGCAGACAGCAGGCTGACGCCACATGCGAGCGTATCGCAGGTGACGTTGGATTGGGCTTGCGGCACCGACGAAAACGACTTCGAACTGACCATCGACGATCCGGATGCGCCAGAAATCGAACGTGGCTGGTATTTCTGGCTTGACGGCAGTGACGTGGGCGGCCGGATCATCGACCGTCGCGTGACCGTTTCCGGTGGCGTGTCCACGGCCACGTGGATCGGCCAATCGTGGACTGGCATGTTGGCGGCGAAGATATTGCAGCCGGACGCTAATCAGGATTACCTGACCGTCTCCGGCAAGCTGCCTGACATCCTCAAAAGCCTTTTGAAGCGCATCGGTTTGGATTCGGTGTTTACCGTCGATTCGTCCGATGCTTCCACTTTGTCGAATTGGATGTTCCGGAATCCACGCTACGTGGACGCTTACACAGGATTCCGTAATCTGCTCGCATCCTGCGGCAGACGCATCGACTTCCAAGCCAAGGATAATCGCATCCTGCTTGGCATCACGCCGGTCGGCATCATCGACAACACGATCGATTCCGACTTGGTGGATTTCAAGGCCGAAACCAACCGTCGCGCGGTGAATCATCTCATCGGCCTTGGCTCGCAGGAGCTCAAGAACCGTCTGGTGGTCAATTATTTCGCCGATGCGACCGGTGCGGTGAGTCAGACGCAGACACTTGTTGGCGCCGATGAGGTATGCGCTACATACGACTATTCCAACGCGGATTTGTCCACGCTGCAATCCGAGACGCAGAAGCATCTGCAGGAATTGCAGACCGGTGGGTCGGTCGAGGTGACGTTGTCCGATGAGGTCGGCGATGGCCTGCGCGTGGATGACAAGATTATTGCGACGGATCAGGCTTCCGGCGTCAACGTCACCGCCGTGGTGACGAAGCGGATCGTGAAAATCGATTCCGGGATTTTGGCTTCGACGTTCGAGGTCGGACTGCCGGTGCAGTCGGCGAATGCGAACTATTCCGGTTCTTCCTCTTCGTCTGGTGGTGGCGTGTCTTTGACGGCTGGACGTGGCTTGTCGATTTCCGGCGGCACGATCAACGCGGAGGTCGCTTCCGAGGATTTGGATGCCGTCAGGCAGGTTGCCGAGTCGGCTGACAGGATGGCTTCCGGGTTCTCGGCGCAGATCGGCAAGGCGAATCAGACCGCCGAGAATGCCGAGTCGATTGCGTCTGATGCGAAGAGTGTTGCCGACAGTGCCAAATCGGGCATGATGACCGATGATGAGCGGTCGAAGCTCGCTTCGGTCGAACGGGGCGCGAACGCCTACGCGTTGCCGAAGGCGTCCACGGACGTGTTGGGCGGTGTGAAGGTGGACGGCAGCACGATAGTCTCCGTTGACGGTGTGATCAGCGCGCATGTCGGCGACGGCGCTTCCGGGAGGATCGCGTTCCCGATCGGCTATGTGGTGATGAACACGACTGGTGTTGACCCTTCCGTGGATTTCGGCGGCACGTGGAGGCAGTTGCCGTCGCTTGGTTGTTTTACGTTTGAAAGGATTGGCTAGTGAAGTCTGACGGTTACTCGAAATACGTGTGCGACAAGTGCGGCAAGACCGCTTATGTCGCCGCTGGCGATACGGAGGCGCGTGAATGGTTCACCGTGCGCCGCTATTCGGCTGGCAAGGCGACCCGCATCGCGGAAGATGTGGCACCTGACATCTACGAATTATGCTCCAAGTGCAACTCGTCTTTCATGGCGTTCATGCAGAAGGACGATGAAGCGTTTGAATCATGGTTGAAGGAGGTTGAACAGTGACCATCGAACTGGTTGACGGCAAAGCCGGAACCATGCACATCAGCAGCGAGGATAAGGCGATCATCCATCAGGCCAAGTTCTCGGAGTCTGACGTGGTGTTCGACTGGGGCGACGCGTTCAAGTGCTCGATGAGTTCGTCCAACAGGGCGACGGTCGGCACCGGCTGCGCGTCGATCCAGGGCTTGGACTGGCATATCACGTCGGCGGAATCGGTGACGATCTCCAACGGGTCACAGGGTATGAAACGCAATGACATCATCTGCGCGCATTACCATCGAGATTCCAAGACCGGTAATGAGCTGGTGGAGTTGGTCGTGTTGAAGGGTTCTCCGAATGCGACTGCCGCCGCTGATCCGAAGGTTCCGTCCGGGAAGATATTGTCCGGCGCGGTTGACGCGTACATGCCGTTGTGGCGTATCCCGCTTGACGGCATCACGGTCGGCACGCCGGTACGCCTGTTCACACCGAGGGGGGCTTTGTGGGATTCCGTAACCCAGTCGGGT